TGGGAGAGGTTTTCCCAGCGCACTTCGGTAACAACGCAGCAACGTCCAGTGGATCTGTTGTCGTTGAAACCGCACCTCGTCGGAAGGCGAACCCCGTGGTCGCTTCGGTGTCCAGAAACAACGGCCCCGCGCCACGCAAATATGTGTTAAGCACGAGTGAAGTGTCGCTCGCAAAGCGTATAGGGGTAACACCCGAACAGTATGCAAGGCAGAAAATGAAAGAGGAGATGTCCTGATGTCGGATGACCGCACCCCAAGGGAACCCAGGAGCGTTGACACTCGTGAAAGCGAGGCCAGCCCTCCTTCGTGGGAACCCGCATCTATCCTTCCAGACCCTGATCCGCAAGACGGCTGGGTGTTTCGGTGGATACGAACCTCTATGGTAGGCAACCCTGACAACACGAATGTGTCTAAACGCTTTCGTGAAGGATGGGAGCCGGTTCGTGCCGAAGATCATCCTGAGCTACAGATTATGAGTGATCATAATTCGGATTGGTCGAACAAGGGTGGAATTGAAGTTGGCGGGCTTTTGCTCTGCAAGGCAGCAGAAGAGGTTGTTAATCAGAGGCGTGAATATTACGCCAAACACGCCACCTCACAGATGCAAGCCGTCGATAACGCTTATATGCGCGAGAACGATCCTCGGATGCCCGTTCTAGCGCCTGACCGAAAAACTCGTGTTGCATTCGGCGGCAAAGGTCGCTGATGCCATGACATGACTAGATAAAGGTAATTATGGCTACTACGGCAGCCCCTTACGGGGCAAGACCTGTCGGCACTCTTAGTGCTTCCGGGTCATTCACCGGCAAGACGAGACATTTGCCGATTATTACTACTTACGACACACAGATCTCTAATGGTGATTTTGTTAAGGTCGCCGCAGATGGTACTATCGCGAAGGATGTTGGTACTACTGCGCTGACCACAGTTGGAATCTTCTTGGGTTGCTCCTACACGGACCCGACGACCGGCCAGAAGACGTTTTCAAATTATTGGCCCGCATCGAATGCGGCCACTGACGCGATGGCGTATGTGCTGGACGATCCTTTCGTCGTTTTCCAGATGCAAGCGGACGAGGAGTTGAACACCACGGATCGTGGACTCAATGCATCTATTGTTGTGACAGCAGGTACTACTACTCTTGGTAAGTCCAAGAGCGCACTTGATGGCAGCACCCCGGCAACAACGAACACGCTGCCTCTTCGTATCATCAGCTTTGTTGATGGGCCTAGCAGCCTACCCCCGAAGGGGACGACAGCGAGTGATGCGTATCCAGATGTAATCGTGAAGTTCAACGCTGCGTCTAGCGGGTCAGCTTCTATTCATTCCTATTTGAACGCCACAGGCGTCTAGGAGACTGACTAATGGCTATTTCACGCGCACAACTTCTCAAGGAACTGCTTCCGGGGCTAAACGCTCTCTTTGGTATTGAGTATGCTCGTTATGATGACGAACACTCCGATATCTACGAGACGGAAAGCTCCAGTAGATCTTTTGAGGAGGAAGTGAAGCTTTCGGGCTTCGACGCTGCCCCGGTGAAGGATGAGGGGTCTGCAATTTCTTACGATGCTGCACAGGAGAGCTTTACGGCTCGCTACAATCACGAGACTATCGCCATGGGCTTTGCCATTACGGAAGAGGCTATGGAAGACAATCTCTACGATTCCTTGTCGGCTCGTTACACCAAGGCTTTGGCTCGTGCCATGGCCCACACCAAGCAGGTGAAGTCTGTGTTCCCGCTTAACAACGGGTTCACCAATGCCTATCAGGGCGGTGATGGTGTAAACCTCTTCACGGCGTCAGGCGATGGCGTAACTGGTGGTGACGGTCACCCGCTCGTTTCCGGTGGCAAGAACTCCAACCGTCCAGCAACTGCCGTTGACCTCAACGAGACTTCTCTTGAGGCTGCTGTAATTCAGATTGGCAAATGGACTGACGAGCGTGGTCTGTTGATCGCTGCTCGTGCCCAGACGCTTGTCATCCCGCCCGATCTACAGTTTGTGGCGACACGGGTGATGAAATCTGAG